TCAGTTTGTGGACACCAAACTGGCCAGAGGGTTAAGCGCTGCTGCTTCTTCTAAATGGTCAGGAGCAAAGTGGGCATACTTCATGGTTTCACGGATGTTCGCGTGACCGAGTATTCTTTGCAGCACCAGAATATTTCCCCCATTCATCATAAAGTGGCTGGCAAAAGTGTGGCGCAGTACGTGGGTTTTCTGACCCTCAATAAGCTGAATCGTAGTCGTAGCCAGCATCTTTTTGAAATCCTGATAGCATGGCTTAAACATCCTGCCCTGCCGTTCCTTCAGCTCATCATAAAGCCACTGCGGGATCGGAACCGTTCGGTTTTTCCCGCCTTTAGTTTTAAAAAATGAAAGCTTGTTAGGTGAGAGCTGGGAACGGGCCAAGGTTTCCGCTTCAGTCCACCGCGCGCCAGTAGCCAGGCAAACTTTGCATATCATAGTTAAATCAGGCTTGCCGTAGCGCTCGCAGCCGTCCAGCAGCTCGGTGATCTGCCTCAAGGTCAGCCAGGACATTTCCTTTTCATCTTCCCGGAACGTTCTGACACCATCGAGGGGATTGGGCAAATTCCATTCCCCGAGCCGCTTTAGCTCATTGAACACCGCCGACAGATAATTTTGCTCTCTGTTGACCGTTATAGGCTTTACTTTCCACTTAGATTCATCATCGTGATAACCATTGGAAATTTTACCCTTCAAGCGTTGGTCACGATAATGCGCCCAATCTTTTGCGGTGAGCTGGGAAGCTATCGGATCACCTAAGCCATTACATACGATATCGAGCTTAGCTTTACGGGATTTAACCGCTTTAAGTGATTGCCCGTGGAGAGAGTCCCAAAGCTTTATAAGCTCGCTCAGCTTACGGCGATCCTCTTTTTCTTTAATCCAAGGTTTGTTTTCTGCCTCAGCGCGAGTGTAATCCTCAAAAGCTACCGCCTCCCCTTTAGTTACAAAGGTCTTACGAATGCGACGACTGCCACGCCCATCTAAATAAAAATCGGCAAGCCATTCGCCATTAGGTAGCTTCTTTATCGCCATTTATTTTTCAGCCAATTTTTTACGATAATTAATAATGTTGTTTGCGGCAAGAGAGATACATATCAACAAAAAGATGTATGAAACCCATAGGGGAGCAAGAAAGCTGAACAGCATTATGGTCCCTAGTAAGGCTCCTCCACCGCATAAGCCGAAAAATGCTTTGAAGCCATGTGTATTTTCTACTTTAGAATGATAGTGCGCTGCTAAACACCCACATATGGCAGCTAATGGAAATAAAAATAAATAAATCATATTGTACCTATATGGTTTTTTTTATGGTGAGAGCAACGATACCAATCGGCGTTACGTCGCTAGCAGAACATTCGAATGATGAAACCTCACTAGATACTTTAATGCGATTTCCGGGCAATCTTGATACGGTATAAATATCTTTATTACCATCAATATCTAATAACCAGTCACCATTACCAATTGTTTTAATATCTTCTTCAATCAGATAGGAAGTAGTGCCCTTTTCAAGATAAATCGGTTTAATTAACTTGAGTCCGAAAAGGCCAACATCCAAATTAACCCAGCCCAAATCATCAAGCACACCGCCCGATAACCTTCTTTTTGGAAGAGAGAATTCATTTAAATCAGGGGCATTTTGATTTTTTTTCGAGTTATCGTCTAACCCGGTTGCAAGCCAAGAAAGTGAAACGCCTGTATCAAGAGCGCAAGTAATTACCACATCGCCTGGAAAGTATTCTCTTCGCACCCAAGCGCTCATCGTTGCGGACGGTATATCGAGCAGCTCACCAAGTTGCTTTTGCATTGTGAAGCCGTAAGCATGCAAAACGCGCTGGAGTACAGTCTTTCCTCCACTTGCCAGCATATGTTCGTGCAGCTTCTTGCCTGACAAACGTGGGTGCCTCTCACCATCACAACTTACATTTGCAAGCTCACCATCCATTAACCATCTAATGTCTGCTCCTGTATCCAGGGAGCATTGGATGATGTAATCGCCTGGCAGGCTCTGCCGAGAAACCCAATTCTGGATTGTAGGTAAAGGAATTTTCAGGAGTTCAGCTAGCTCAGGCCGTGAGCTAACACCATAAGATCTAAGGATTCTTTCTAGTATGGCCTTCGTATCTTTGTTGGAATCGCTCATAAGCCCTTCAAATAATCCGTTATGATCACTTTACACATATCCATTTGGATCATATTATCCATTTCGTTAGTTTGAATGCACGCCAATGCACCAGAAACACCACAACCGGAGATAATCCCTCATGACCCCTCAAATTACAATACCGAGTGGCCCAGATCTGATGACCTATGAACAGTTCGCTCAAGCCTATGGTTACAGCCTTCGCACCGTAAAACAGATGGTTGCTGATGGCGACCTCCTTGTTATGCCACGTAAAAAAGACGGTGGCGCGGCCCGAATCAACATGGTTGCCTTCCGCGCGCGTTTGCTCGCTCAAGGTGTCAATTGCAGATACGTTGCTGCGTAACAACTTAATTATTTAAGTTGAGCAAAGGAATGACCATGTTTGATTTTAAGACTTCCACCCATAACGAATATGACGACGCCTGCCGCAAGTTTGCGCTCACGCACAACATGACAGAGCTGGCGCAGCGGGCAGGCATGAAAGTGCAGACCCTGCGCAACAAGCTGAACCCTGAGCAGGTGCATCAGCTGACCGTGCCGGAAGTGCTGTTGCTTACCGATCTGACCGAAGACGCCACGCTGATGGACGGCATGCTGGCGCAGCTGCAGTGTCTGCCGTGCGTGCCGGTTAACGAGCTGGCAAAAGAGAAGTTTCCGACGTACGTGCTGAAGGCAACCGCCGAAGTCGGGCATATGGCCGCTAACGCCGCGAACCCGGAGCGTATTACGGCAACCTGCCGCCGCGGCATTCTGGAAGCTGCCAATACCGGGATCCGCTGCATGATGCTGGCCGCGCTGGCCGTGCAAAACCGCGTTCACTCTAACCCGACCTTAGCCTCAACCGTTGACGCTATCAGCGGACTGGGTGCTTCGATTGGCAGCAGCTGAGTGCGCATGATGATTTTATTTGCGGCACGCCTCAAGCGTCAGAGTCCGTCGATGTCATACGGACATGGCTGGATTATGGGCGAGAACGGCAAGCGCTGGCATCCGGTACTGAGCCAGCAGGTACAGGTAAAAGAGCGAAGAGGTAAAGCATGGCTATCGAGGGCGATTCAATGCTGGTCGAGCTTACTGCCGGCCAACGGGTTTCGGCGCTGAATCACGTTGCCCTAATCCGCGCGCAGCTGATGGGCGGCAACTGTGAAAAAGATATGGCTCGTTTTTTCTCTGAAATGCGCGATGTTGAAGACCGTAATTACCAGGACAACAAGCGCGCGCTGAGCGCGATTCTCTTCCTGGCTGGCATCGGTAAGGACAGGCACGAGGCTGAATTTAGTGAACTGACTACTGATGAAAGAAAGGCGCTTATTCGTGCAATGAATCATTTAAAAGCAGTCGTGAGTTTATTTCCGAAGCGGATGGCTCTGCCTAATTAATTAACCCCAAGCAAATAAATGGCGTAAACCCGCCGGGCATTCTTTTGCCCAAATTCAGGAGAAAGAGAAATGCGAAATATCGAGAAATTCAATTTTGACGCTGACACCGAGGCGCTGGCCGCAGTCATCACCAAGGCGCGCATTGAGGAGCGCAAGGACCGCGCGCTGGCAGTATCAGAACGCCTTATAGAGCTGGCCGTGCATGTACATCAGCAGGGGCTTTCTGCTGTCGAGGCTGCCGACCTGATCCGCCGCGAGGCAGAGCGTTATCAGAACGAATCGCAGGAGCTGCACTAATGGCCGACTCTATCGACATGGCGCAGCAGCGCGCCGATGAGCTGCTGGCGCGCAACATCGCCAGCGTAGTTAATCGCCCGGTCAGCGTTGCGGCTTCTTTTTGCGAAGACTGCGACGCGCCTATTCCAGAACAGCGCCGCCGTGCCGTGCGTGGCGTTACTCGCTGCGTCAGCTGTCAGGACATGGCCGAACGGTACGCGAAAGTTTCAAAAGGCGGTGCGGCATGAGCACTATCCTGAAATGGGCGGGCGGCAAGACCCGCGTAATGCCTGAGCTGCTGGCGCACCTGCCAGCAGGCGCTCGCCTGGTCGAACCCTTCGCCGGTTCCTGCGCGGTGATGATGAACACCGATTACCCTTCCTATCTGGTTGCGGATATTAACCCCGACCTGATCAACCTTTACCGCCAGATAAAAGAGCACGTCCGCCCCTTTATCGTTGTGGCGGCCAGCCTGTTCAATCAGAACACCACAGGCGAAAGTTATTATTCTGTCCGTGAGACGTTTAACCATAACCCGGCGCTGCCCCTGCTGGAGCGCGCCGCGCACTTCCTGTACCTGAACCGCCACGGCTATCGCGGCATGTGCCGTTACAACCGTCGCGGCGAGTTCAATATCCCTTTCGGCAACTACTCAAAGCCCTATTTCCCGCTGGCTGAGATCGAAGCGTTTGCGGAGAAGGCGCAGCGCGCGACGTTTATCTGCGCCGACTTTCGCGAGACGCTGCGACTGACTAAAGCCGGGGATGTGGTGTACTGCGATCCGCCGTACGACGGGACGTTCTCGGACTACCACACCGCCGGATTTGGCAAAGATGAGCATCACGATCTGGTCAGCATGTTGCTCGGCGTCTCGGAGCGCTGCCCAATTGTCGTTTCAAACAGCGATACCTTCTACACCCGCAGCATTCTTCGCGCGTTCGACATTACCAAAATCAGCGTAGCCCGCTCGGTTGGCGTTGCCGCAGGTGAGAGCAAGCGCGCCTCGGAAATTATTGCCGTGCGCCATCCTGCAGCCGGGCCTGTATGGGCTGGCTTCGACACAGCTGCAGGTGCTGACTGGTCTGCTGAAGTGCAGGCGGCGCCATGACTGCTTACTACAACGAATTTGACCCATTTGCAGCGCAATGGCTGCGTAATCTTATCGACGCAAAACTGATTGCGCCGGGCATCGTAGACGACAGGAGCATTACCGATGTTTCAGCCTCTGACCTTAAGGGATTCGCTCAGTGCCACTTCTTTGCCGGCATCGGCGGATGGAGTCTTGCCCTGCGCCTCGCAGGTGTGCCAGACACATTCAACTGCTGGACTGGATCACCACCATGCCAGCCGTTCAGCGCAGCCGGAAAACAACTCGGACAGCTCGACTCGCGACACCTCGCCCCAACCTTTATGCGCCTCGTCGCTGAGTGTCGCCCTGCAGTCCTCTTTGGAGAGCAGGTTGCGCCAGCAATTGCAAAGCACTGGCTCGATGATTTATTCACTGAGCTGGAAGCGGAAAAATACGCCTGCGGGGCGGCAGTATTGCCAGCGTGTAGCGTCGGCGCGCCGCACAAACGCGATCGACTTTTTTTTGGCGCCGCATTACTGGAACACGCCAGCAGCCTCGGACGGAAGCCGAGGGGGAACGGGCATAACGCCGGGTATGACGGGCAGCAGCCTGTCGCAGCTGGTAAAAACAGCCGGGTGGCCGACAACTGGCTGCAGCAACGACAGATCGCCCTGCCCGGAGCACGTATTGATGGGCTGGAAGCGCGAGGACGGAACGAAGCGTCAGCAGAGGCTGCAGGATGTGGCCGGCGTTGCAGCGTGGCCCACTACGACGGCAAACAATGCAACGGGGGCGGGGAATCAGGGACGTCAGGGAGCCGAAAACCTGCAGACAATGGCTCAGGCTGCAGCCTGGCCGACCTCGACAGCAAACGATCACAAGGGCAGCGGGCCGACTGTGATCCGCAAAGACGGAAAGAACAGGATGTTCGACAGGCTGGATTATGCGACAGAACAGGGTCTGATGAAGCCCGTCAGGTTGCTAGCTTCTGGTCTGGTGCTGACTGGCTGTTGTGCAGGGATGGAAAATTCCGGCCAGTTGAGTCCGGCACATTCCCGTTGGTTAATGGGGTTCCCGGAAGAGTGGGACGCCTTCGCGGTTATGGCAACGCCATAGTCCCGCAGGTGGCTGCAGAATTCATTACGGCATTTATGTCTGCGGCGGATGAAGCAACTCTATGATGCAGGAATACGCCTACCCATGGAACGCTCCACGGGAAGCCATCGCCAGCCCGTATCCCACCTATGAGGAAATGCACAGCCGCAGTCAGATGATTGCGGCTTTAGCGCGTGCGCAGGAGTTACTGGAAAAGCAGTCGACGCTGATCCAGCTCGACGTCAGGCGCCGCGTCAGTGAGCTTGAAAAGACCCAGGGCATTGCCCGTGCCAATGCGTACTTAGCAAAAACCTTTGTTGAGCGCACATTGCCACGCGTTGAATGCGTCAGTGAGCAGTACCGCCTCGGCGAAATGAGCAGCGGCACGTTTAACCTGCTGGCAGGCAACGCCACTAAAGAAGCTGGCGCGGCCAGCGCGGCCGGCACGCTGTGGGAGCTGATGCGCCGCTTTAACCGCCTGCCCGACATGGCGCGCGCCGACGTCGATCTGCTGGCCGGGGATGTGGCTAATTTCATCCTCGCCGAGCTGGTACAGGCGCACGCGCAGGCCAGCGACGAGTCGGATTACAAATACACGCACCGCGTTTACATGACCGCTGCCACTATCACCCGCGAGCTGAGCCAGACGCCGCCGCTGTGGGAAAAGGTCACGTCCCGCCTGTTTGACCCGGAGGAAGTGACCCCGGCGATCATGCGCATGCAGACCGAAAAGTGGTGGAAGGGCCGCCTGCGCCGCGTCGCCGCGTCATGGCGTGAGCACCTGCAGATTGCCCTGGCTAACGTCAGCAAAAAGCACACCCCCTACGCCAGCAGCATGACCGTCTCCGAGTGGCGCGAGCAGAAACGCCGCACCCGTGAATTCCTGAAGGGCATGGAGCTGGAAGACGAGGAAGGCAACCGCATCAGCCTGATCGAGAAGTACGACGGCAGCGTGGCTAACCCGGCGATCCGCCGCTGCGAACTGATGACCCGCATTCGCGGTTTCGAAAACATCTGCAACGAAATGGGCTTTATCGGCGAGTTCTACACGCTGACCGCCCCGGCGCGCTATCACGCCACAATCAAAACCGGGCATCGTAACCGCAAGTGGAACGGTGCCAGCCCGGCCGACACCCAGCGTTATCTCTGCGGCGTCTGGCAAAAAATCCGCGCCAAGCTGCACCGCGAGGAAATCCGCATCTTCGGGATCCGCGTTGCCGAGCCTCATCACGACGCGACCCCGCACTGGCACATGCTGATGTTTATGCGTCCCGAACAGGTTGAGCGCGTGCGCGAGATTATGCGCGACTACGCCTGCCAGGAAGACAGCGGCGAGCTGACAACCGACAAAGCCCGCAAGGCCCGCTTTCACGCGGAGGCTATCGACCCGGAGAAGGGTAGCGCAACGGGCTACGTAGCTAAGTACATTTCCAAAAATATCGACGGCTACGCGCTGGACGGCGAGACGGACGACGAAAGCGGCAAAGACCTGAAGGAAACCGCCTCGGCCGTTTCCGCCTGGGCGGCCCGCTGGCACATCCGGCAATTCCAGTTTGTGGGCGGCGCGCCGGTGACGGTTTACCGCGAGTTGCGCCGCATGGCTGACAGCGAAACCGCCCACGGCCTCAGCGTTGAGTTTGCAGCCGCGCATGACGCTGCCGACGCGGGAGACTGGGCAGGATACGTTAACGCACAGGGCGGCCCGTTCGTGCGCCGCGACGAGCTGGCCGTGCGCACCTGGTATCAGGCCAGCGAAGACATGAACGAGTACGGCGAGGAAACAGTGCGCATAAAGGGCGTTTATGCAACGGAAGTTGGCGAAGATACGCCGATCCTCACTCGTCTCGCACAGTGGAAGATTGTGCCGAAACGTGCCGTTGATTTGGGTTTTGAATTTAAGGACGCGTCCGCGTCCTCTCGGAGTTCTGTCAATAACTGTACGGGGGGATTGAGATCTGAGGATTCGAACCTCCCGGAAAGTTTCGAAAATATCGACCTGAACGGCGTGAGCAGGCGAGAAAGGCGGCAGCTACTGAGCCGGATCAGGGCGCAGGAGCCAGAAAAGCGGCACCTGAAGCTGCGGCGCTCGGATAAAGTCGAGGCCGCGTGCGACAACCTGATTGCTCAGGTGAAGGATTTATGCGGCGAAACCATCAGCCGCGGGCTGGCCGTGCGCCTGATTGGCGGCACGCAGACCAAGATCGCCGGCCGACTGTTCCGCAGCTCGGCTTATGGCGAACTGTTCCGCCCAATACTGGAGCCGAAAAAGCCAAGCGCATTAGAACGCTTTAACCATCTGGCACAGATCTCACGAGCAAAAAACAATCAATAACGGGCTAAAGTCAATGGTTAGCGGGCTACTGATAGTCTGAATATTATGTGCTGAACTCATCCGTGCATAGCTTGAACGGAAAAGGAAAGTTGTTTCGTATCAGCCAGATAAAAAAAGGATCTGGCTCAGACATTTTTCTTTCTCTACTTATAAATGCTGTGCTACTGTATAAATACACAGTAAAATTTGGGGAGGGAAAATGACGGCTCAGGAATCAAGCCAGATGCATAAAAAACTGGCGTGCCTGCCGTTTATTGCGGAGGTTTTGCTGATTGCTAACTGCAAGCCGTCTGACCTGAAACTGGCACTCACCATTATTGCCGAATTGGCAAACTCAGAAACTCGTCAGGATGCTGATGAGGAAATTTTCTACGCTGCTGAATAAGGAGATTGTGATGCGAATTGAAATCATGCTCGATAAAAACCTCAAAATAAGCCAGCCAGTCCTTGATGCTTTCCATGCCGAAGTTAACAGGCGCTTAGCTGCGCTTTTTCCTGATGCTGTAGTGCGAGTTCGTAAGGGCAGCCACACCAGAATAGAAACGCCTGGCCTCAAAATTGATGAGGACAGGAGACGAGTAAATGATCTGCTCCAGAACGTCTGGGAAGATGACAGCTGGTTGCACTGATAACCGTGCAGGCGTCAAAAGCTTGATTTTGACGGCGGCAGGGTTGAACAACGAGCGCGCGAGGCGTTAGGTTATGGGTGGACGTGACTCTGAATTTCAGGTTGTTTACCGTGGTGAAGCCCTCCCCTATTTCCGCCCCGGTGGATGGGTTATGTTTCAACGGTCGCGCGAGTCCGGCGGCGGTTTTTGGCTGGGACAGACTTTCGAGAATGCGTTTATCTTTGGCCGGCCGTTTCCCCTTACTTACCGGGAGGCTCTTCTGCTTGCCATGGATTTCACCAGGCGAAAAGTTGAAGTGCCAAAGTCAGAACCTGATGACCAGTTGCCCCTGTTTTGATGTTGCCCGGCACTGCATGACTATGCCGCATGAATTTGCATGATCCCAAAAGGATCGTTTATGCCCCTGCCCGCCAGTAATGGCGGGCTTTTGCTTATGTCATGCACCTGCATGAAAACCACTACATAAAGCGGGCAGGCGTGGCGGGGGTACGAGCGCGCGCTGCGGGGTGCAGGTGGTCAAAATCCGGCGCAATTTCCGGGCCGCTGGCGCGTCGGCGACACGGGGCCGATGCAAGGGCGCAAAAAAAAGAACGCCCCGCAGAATGCTGCTGAGGCGCTATGATGAGGTTTCAATGTTGATACAAATTGTGCGCGTTGCTTCGGGACGCTCACAAAAGTATTGTGTTTGTTCTGAGATTCGCTGTAGATTTTGTGCTCTGTACTTACTTGCAGTGATAGGTGGCGGGACTTGAAAATCCTCTGCTAAGATCCCATTAAAGTTTTATGGTCTTTGTCCGAAAATGACATTAAAGTAGTTCGCCATTAATGTCGTTAGTAAGGACAGAGAATTGAACTTAGAGCAGATTGCCAGTCAAAGTATCAGCAACCTTCAGTTTCTTCTCGATACCTTGAAGATGCCGTTGGCTGTAGGTCCCATCAATGATGAGGACTATGTGATCCTGACGACAGGGTATGCGCAGCTAGAATGGGACTACGGATTTTCACGTTTTGGCAATCGAGAAGACAAGTTTGAGTTTTGTCTGAAACTCCTTGCTGGACCGTTAAGGCATATTCCTTCTGGCGCTGCTTTGTGTACCTTTGATGAGGATACTGGCGTAATCGAGATTCACTTCGTTGAGTCTTTTGTGAAGGATGATGACGTAGAGCATCCGCTCTATGGCAACATGTTTATGATTACGCTGTGGGCAGTTTATCTTTTTGGTAACGCAGTGGATTGTAGAGAGATTCGCATTCCCGAGACGCTAAATCAGAAGGTGGCTGACCACTATAAGAAGTTTGGCTTTAAAGGTGACATTAGCTTGCTTTCGGCACCATTTGCTACAATAACTGATGTAGTACGACGCTACATTACATCTAAGAAACAGTAGATAATTTTTTGCGCAGTGGTAGAATGCTGCGCCTGACATCCACCCCGGATGACGAGGCTTGACCTCTAAGAGGAAATCATGACTATGACGCATAGTGACAAGAAAACTCAGAAGCATTACGCAGTCTCTGACGTTTTCACCCGTATGGGCGTCGCAATGGAAGAACTACTTCAAGCGGCCCCACATATGCTCCAGGACGGCAAGTTTGAAGGTAATGAGCTGCATGGTAAGCTCAAAGAAAAGCAGAAAGCTGCTTAATTCCATAGTGCGTTTTGCATGAAGCCCGGCTAAGCCGGGCTTTTTTATGCCTGCTATTCGGCACCCAATACGTAAGGGTTGAACCGGATCACCTCTTCACCCAGCCAGGCGTTCAGTTCTTCGAAGCGTTTCTGCAGCGGCATCAATTCATTGCGCACGAACACGCGGCTGGCTTTCTCTACGTCACCGAACCCGCCGGTGTTATTCGGGATAATGCCCATCATCTGCGGCGGCACCCGGTGCGCGGCCAGCATGTCATCCCGGCTCACGTTCTTGATGTTCAGAAACTCATCCTTTGCCGCTACCTCTGACAGCGGGATGATCTGAATGCCGTCCTTTTTCCCGCTCGGCGAATACATGAACAGGTTGCGGAAATTGCCAGGGCCCTTCGTGCTTTTCATGGCTTTGCGCATGGCGTCCACATCTTCCTGATTCTGCGCAGGGTCAGTAACGTACATGATGTAACCCGCGTGGCTGCCGTTGAGGTAATACTTGCGGCGGAACAGCGTCGCCGACTCGTTCAGCAGCGTAGACGGGATGGCCGAAAGATATTCCGGCAGGCCGTAAACTTCCTGATTCAGATCAGGCTCCATCAGGTGGAATACGTTGCCCGGCGTGAACTGGTAAGGCTGCGTGCTCAGGCCGTACTGCACAAACCAGTAGGTATCGAGATCGGTTCCGCGCCGCGTAAACTTCGCCAGGGCAGGCTCCAGCCCAATCACTCCGCCGAGGCGGTTGGTACGCTTCTCCAGATACGTATTGCCGAACACCAGATAGTCCTGCACAAACCGGCTGAATGCCTGCTGGCTCAGCAATGGATGCGGGATAAACGAGCTGGTCAGGATGTTGCGCTTCACGTTGAGCGGCGAGCTGTGATGCACGGCCGCGCGGAACGTGCGCGCCAGCCCGTCAAAACTCACCGGTGGTTCATACCAGCGATCGTTAATGACGCACTCCACGTAGTCGAGCAGCTCGCGGCGGTCCAGTACCGGCACCGGGTCGCCGAAGGTAAAAGCCTCTGCCGCCGCGCCGCCGGTCATCTGCTGCTGCACGGGCTGGGTGCGCGTGCGGTTCCTGCGTTTGCTCATCAGTAAATCTCCATAATGTTGCGGCTGTGGGCGGCTTCGCCCTGCAGCGGTTCGTTTGCCAGCGCGTGCATCGTCGCCCAGGCGAGATCGGCGTGGCTTGCCTCTTCGCTGCGGCTGGCTTCGTAGGTCGGGCGGTTGCCGCTGGCCGTGGTGGCGCGGCGGATTGCCATGAATGACTGCGCGATGTCGAGGTGCCCGGCGTCGAACTCCAGGCGACCGCTGCTGATGATGTCAAACGCCTTTAGCACCAGGGCGTTTTTCACGTTGGGGTTGTAGACAAATTCTTTCACCGCCGGGAAAAACATCTTCACGTTTTCATAGACGCCGAGGCCGACGCCGGTGGAGTCAATGCCGATATAGGTGACGTTATACTGCTGCGTCAGCTTTTTGATGGACTCGGCCTGCGCGCGGAAGTCCATGCCGCGCCACTGGTGCCGCTCCAGAATGCGGAACTTGCCGCCCGGCACGGCAGGCGGTGCGATAACCACGCACCCGGCGCTGTCGCCGTTCTGCGTGCCCTTCGCCGGGTCATAGCCGATCCAGACTTCGCGCCAGCCGAACGGGCGCAGCGCCAGCGCCTCGAAGTCGTTCCAGACTTCCCAGCTGTCTACCATGCACTTCTGCAGCAGCTGCAGCGGGAACACGGACGCCAGGTCGTCCACGAATTCGCACATCAGCAGGTTCTGATATTCCGGCGGGCTGTACTCCAGGTGCAACTGATCGAGGTCGAACAGGTTACAGCCGCCGCGCACCGCATCTTCAACCGTGACAATCTGGCGGAACTGGCCGTCATCGCAGAAGCGGCCCGGCGACAGGTTGCCGTGGGTCAGGTCGATGTCCACGCGGTCCGCCTTAGCGCGCCCACGGTTGAAGAGCGCGCCGGACCAGAACGGATAGGCGCTGTGCGTCAGGCTGGACGGGGTGGAAAAGTAGGTCTGCCGCCATTTTTTGTGCAGGGCCATGCCGGACGCCACCTTGCGCAGCTCCTGAAACTTCGGGATCCAGAAATATTCATCCAGGTAGAGATTGCCGTGGTAGCTCTGCGCGGTGCGGGCATTGGTGCCGAGGAAGTACAGGCACGCGCCGTTGCTGAGCGTCATCGGGTCGCCTTTCAGCTCTACATCCACTTCTTTGGCGAACTCCATGATGTACTGCTTAAAGACGTGCGCCTGCGCCTTGCTGGCTGAGAGAAAAATCTGGTTGCGCCCGGTGGTCAGGGCATCGATCAGCGCCTCGCGGGCAAAATAAAACGTCGCGCCGATCTGACGGGATTTAAGCACGTTGCGGATGCGGTGCTTGTTGCCCGCATCCCACCACTGGCGCTGATAGCCGAACATCGAGCCGTGGAAAATCTCCTGCAGCTTCTCGATCTGTTCGTCGCTGAATACGTTTTTTTCCGGGGCCTTGCGGGGGCCGCTGTTTCGGTTTGCCACCTTCGGGTTAAGGTCCGCCTCGTTCCCGCCGTTGCTGAACTTGCCGATGCGGGCGTGGCGCTCGGACTGGCGCGCCAGCAGGTCAATTTCCTTGTAGTCCTTCCCTTCTTTCGTCTCCTTCATAACCAGCTGACAGTAGCGCGCGGCGGTAGTGAGCTGCATCTGGTCAAGCGGGCCGTAGTCGTTCCACTTGTCGCGCTTCTTCCAGCTGTGAACGGTTGCGGGTTTCTCTCCCAGCATTTCAGCAATGCGGGCGATACGGTATCCCTGAAAGTACAGGAGCAAGGCCTGCCTGCGGGGATCGAGGTCTTCGGGGGCGAGTGTCGTTGTCATGGCCCCAAAATACGGCCCCGGCGGTCCCTTTTCCGCCGCCCCTCATTGTGTGGTTTTCCGCACAATGGCCCCGCGTTGTTTCGATACCCCTCCCGCCGCAAACATAGAGCCTCAAAGCGATTTTTCACAACGGAGCCTGGCTCATGACAGTAACTGCAAAGCGTTTTCGGATCGGGGTGGAAGGTGCCACCACGGACGGGCGCGAAATTTCCCGCGAGTGGCTCGTGCAGATGGCCGCCGCGTACAACCCGCAGGTCTACACCGCGCTGATTAATCTGGAGCACATCAAGTCTTACGCCCCGGACAGCACCTTTAACCGCTACGGCTCGGTGAGCGCGCTGGTTGCGAAGGAAATCACCGACGGACCGCTGGCCGGGAAAATGGCGCTCTACGCCGACATTCTGCCAACGGATTCGCTCGTCGAGCTGGTCAAAAAGGGCCAGAAGCTTTTCACCTCCATGGAGGTCAGCACCAAATTTGCCGACACCGGCAAAGCCTACCTGGTCGGCCTGGCTGCCACGGACGATCCGGCGAGCCTCGGCACCGAAATGCTGGCGTTCAGCGCGTCGGCGGAAAAGAACCCGCTGGCAAACCGCAAGCAGCACCCGGACAACCTCTTTACCGCCGCCACCGAAACCGTGATCGAGCTGGAAGAGGTGCCGGAGGAAAAGCCCGCCCTGTTTACCCGCATCAAGGCCATGTTTGCCAAACAAAAGCAGACCGACGACGACCGTTTCAGCGACGTGCATCAGGCAGTTGAGCTGATTGCCAGCGAGCAGCAGAACTATGGCACCCGCACCGACAGGACGCTGGGCGAGCAGGCCGAGCGCCTGAGCCAGCTGGAAAACAGCCTGCAGTTGCAGCTGGATGATCTGTCGGCGCAAAAGGAAGCCTTTAACGAACTCAAAGAGCAGCTGGAGCGCGCAGACAGCCGCCCCGACTACCGCCAGCGCGCACCGGGCGGCGATGCGCCGGCCGCTCACCTGACCAACTGCTAAGGAGCAGTAGACCCCATGAAAAAACAGACCCGTTTTGCCTTTAACGCCTACCTGAGCCAGCTGGCGCGCATCTATTCCGTGGAGATTGCGGAGCTTTCCAGCAAGTTCAGCGTGGAGCCGTCAGTGGCGCAGACGCTGGAAGACACCATTCAGCAGAGCACCGCGTTTCTGACGCTGGTTAACGTTATCGCCGTATCCGAACAGTCCGGCCAGCTGCTGGGCCTCGGCGTCGGCAGCACCATCGCGGGCACCACCGATACCAGCTCTAAGGACCGCGAGCCGACCGATCCAACGGCGATGACCGAGATTGAGTACAAGTGCGAGCAGACCAACTTTGACACGGCCATTACCTACGCGAAGCTGGACATGTGGGCGAAGTTCCAAGACTTCCAGACCCGCATCCGCGACGCCATCGTGAAGCGCCAGGCGCTGGACCGCATCATGATCGGCTTCAACGGCGTGAAGCGCGCCAAAACCTCAGACCGCACAGCAAACCCGCTGCTGCAGGACGTCAACAAAGGCTGGCCGCAGAAGCTGCGCGAAGACGCCCCGGACAACGTGATGGGCAGCACGACTAAGGACGGCGTAACCACTGCCGGAGCGGTGAAGGTCGGCAAGGGTGGCGACTATGCCAACCTGGACGCGCTGGTCATGGATGCGGTTAATGAGCTTATCGATCCCATCTTCCAGGACGATGACGAACTGGTGGTGATCTGCGGCCGCGAGCTGCTGTCTGACAAGTATTTCCCGCTGGTCAACAGCGAGCAGGCCAATACCGAAAAGCTGGCCGCCGATCTCATCATCAGCCAGAAACGCATGGGTGGCCTGCAGGCCGTGCGTGCGCCGTACTTCCCGGCTAATGCCCTGCTGATCACCCGCCTGGATAACCTGTCGATTTACTGGCAGGAGGACACCCGCCGCCGCTCGGTTATCGACAATCCGAAGCGTGACCGCATCGAGAACTACGAGTCAGTTAACGAGGCGTACGTGGTGGAGGATTACCGCTGCGCCGCGCTGATCGAAAACATCACCATCGGCGACTTTAGCGCGCCAGCTGATGCCGGTGCCGGAGCGTAAACCATGAGCCTGAGTCCCGCACGGCAGCACCGCCTGCGCGTTCAGGCTGAGCAGGCCGCCCGCACGGGCGGCTCTGCCCGGCACGCGAACGGCTACGAGCTGATGCTGATGCAGCTTGGTGAAGACCGCCGCCGCCTCAAGGGCATTCAGTCCAACGTCAAAAAAGCCGAAATCAAGGTGGAAGTGCTGCCGAAATATGCCGCCTGGGTAGACGGCGTGCTGGCCGCCGACGGCGCGCAGCAAGATGACGTGCTGATGTACGTGATGCTGTGGCGCATTGACGCCGGGGATTATGCCGGGGCGCTGGCCATTGGCCGCCATGCCCTTAAGCACGGCTGGTCTATGCCGCAGGGGTTTAACCGCAACGTGCAGACCCTGCTGGCCGAAGAGATGGCCGACGCCGCTAAAAATGCCCTGATGGCAGAAAGCGACTTTGATCCTGCCCTGCTGATGCAGACGCTGGAGGCAACCGACGGGCTGGATATGCCGGACCAGTCGCGCGCCCGCCTGCACAAGTCCATCGGCTACGTGCTCACCGGCAGCCAGCCCGTGATGGCCCTGAATCATCTGAAGCAGGCGCTGCAGCTCGACGAGCGCTGCGGCGTGAAAAAAGACATTGAGCAGCTGGAGCGGAAAATCCGCAACGCCAGCTGATAACCGGACGTGCCCACGCGCGGGGCGGCACGGGGTAGCGACAGGCTGAGCCTTATCAAAACCCCGTCCACCGCCCAACCTTTTCAGGAGTATCAAGGCTATGGAATTTGTAGCGCCGCAGAAGGCGACGGGAACGCCGGAAATTATCCCCAACAACTCGTTCTGGCCGGACGTAGATCTGGCGAAGTTCAGAGCCGCAATGCGCGTAGACGGCACCGTGACGCCGGAGCGCTTAAAGCAGGTGGTGCTCACCGCGATGGCGGAGGTTAATACCGAGCTTTATTCGTGGCGCGAGCGGCAGGAGCTGCGCGGGTTTAACACCCTGGCCGACGTGCCGGCGGAGAAACTTGCCGGTGAGAGCGTGCGCCTGCATCACTACTTTAACGCGGTGTGGTGCTGGACCCGTGCGGTGCTTAACGAACGCTACCAGGACTTTGACGCGACCGCCGCTGCGGCGAAGCGCGGCGAGGAGCTGGCCGACACGACCGGCGACCTGTGGCGGGACGCGCGCTGGGCCATCAGCCGCGTGCAGAGTCTGCCGCACAGCACCGTGGAGCTTATCTGATGAAAGTGCGTGCGCAGCAGTACGACACGGTGGACGCGATCTGCTGGCGTCACTACGGGCGCACGCAGGGCATGACCGAGCAGGTTATACGGGCGAATCCGGGGCTGTCTGAGTATGGCCCCATCCTGCCGCACGGGCTGGAAGTGGAATTGCCGGACGTGACGACGACGGCAACCGTGCAGGCCGTCCAGCTTTGGGACTGAACTATGTGGGAAAAAATCAGCACCTTTATCACCTGGTGCATGGCGGTAGTGATGGCGTGGCTGGGTGGCATGGACCTCAAAGACGTTTCCACCGTGGCCGGGGTATTCATCGGCCTGCTGATGGCCCTTATCAGCTGGTACTACAAGCACAAAACCTATCAGCTGCTGCTGAGCGGCAGGATTAGCCGGGGGGATTATGAATCTGCAGACCGTTAAGCGCTGCGCCGTGGGCGTGGTGCTGGCGCTGGCCGCCACGCTGCCCGGCTTTCAGCAGCTGCACACCTCCGTGGAGGGGCTGAAGCTCATCGCGGACTATGAGGGCTGCCGCCTTCAGCCGTACCAGTGTAGCGCCGGCGTCTGGACCGACGGGATCGGCAACACGCGCGGCGTGGTGCCGGGTAAATCCATCACGGAGCGGCAGGCGGCGGGAAACTTCATCACCAACGTGTTACGCGTCGAGGCGGCACTGGGGCGCTGTGTGGCAGTAATAATGCCGCAGCAGGTTTATGACGCCCTGGTGTCGCTGGCGTTCAACGTCGGCACCGGCAACGCCTGCGGATCGACCATGGTAGCGCTGCTGAAACAGGGCCGATGGCGTGAGGCGTGCGGGCAGCTGCCGCGCTGGGTGTACGTAAAAGGCGTTTTCAGTCAGGGGCTGGATAACCGCCGCCAGCGCGAAATGGCGTGGTGTCTCAGGGGAGCGGGCGCATGAAGCGGCTGCTGCTGGCAGCAGCGCTTGCCCTTCTCATGCTGGCCGCGCTCGGCGTGCAGTCGTGGCGGCTCAGCAATGCGCACCACACCATCAGCACGCAGCAGGCGGCGATTGCGGACCAGGGCAAAAAGCTGTCGCAGAAGAACGGCCAGCTGATCGCCCTGAACATTCTTACGCAGACGAACAGCCAGGCGCAGACGCAGCTTTATGCCGCCGCCGAGCAAAACGGCAAATTGCTGCGCGACCGACAACGCACCATTGAGGAGCTTAAACGTGAAAATGAAGACCTGCGCCGCTGGGCTGATTCCCCTCTGCCTGATCCTGTTGTCCGGCTGCGCCAGCGACCGGCCCTCGCCGGAGGTGAATCTTACCGTGAGTGGCTGTCCCAAAATCACCCGCTGCCAGCTGGACCCGGCCGCGCCGCGAAGTAACGGCGACCTGAACGCCCTGCTGGATGAAACCGAGGCCGCCTGGGCGGCGTGCGCGGACAAGGTCGATACCATTATCAGCTGTCAGGAAAAAGACGATGAACAAGCCGCAGTCCTTGCGAAACGCCCTGAATAAAGCCGTGCCCTACGTGGCGGACAATCCCGACCGGCTGCACCTGTTCGTGGATAACGGCGCGCTGGTCGCCACGTCCGCCGCGTCGATCTCATGGGAATACCGCTACACCCTGAACGTGGTGATTACCGACTTTACCGGCGACCAGAACCTGCTGATGGCCCCCGTAATGTTCTGGCTGCGGGAAAATCAGCCGGACGCCCTGCAGAACCCCGGCGAACGGGAAAAGCTCTTCACCTTTGAGGCCGACATTCTCGGTAATGACCGCTGCGACATCAGCATGGACCTGAAGCTGACCGAGCGGGTGCTGGCGCGGGAAGTGGACGGGAAAATGACGGTCGAGGCCATACCGGAGCCGGACGTGCCGGAGGAGTTCTGGACGGCGCGCCATGGCTGAACTGCATGAGGTAGACGCCTGGCTGGATGCGCTGCTGGCGCAGCTTGAACCGTCGGCCAGGAAAAAGATGCTGCGGGAAGTTGCGCGCGACGTGCGCCGCATTCAGCAGGCGAACATCACGGCGCAGCGCGCCCCGGACGGCACCGCATGGGAACCCCGCCGCGTCACGGCCCGCACGAAGCCGGGCCGGATCCGGCGCAAGATGTTTGCGAAGCTCAAAACCACAAAGTACCTGAAGGCGCAGGCCAGCGCCGATCAGGCCGAAATAGCCTTTGCGCCTGCCGTGCAGAAGCTGGCCCGCGTGCACCACTACGGCCTGCGCGACCGGGTGAACCGGCGCGGCACGACGGTCAAATATGCGGAGCGCCCGCTGCTGGGCGTAAATAACGAGGTTGAAAGCTCAGTGCGCGACACCCTGCTGCGCTGGCTGACGGAGTAGCCGCCTGTCGTTGTGCCATACCTCAGACAATGCCGGGCAGATGCCCGGCCCCTGCCTTAGTGACACTCTCAGCTCATGAACGAAAAACTGACCGAAATTATGCGCCTTATCACCAACCTGATCCGCACCGGCACCGTGTCCGAGGTGGACCCGGTGAACTGGCTGTGCCGGGTGAAAACGGGCGACATCGAAACCAACTGGATTAACTGGCTCACCACGCGCGCCGGTAATACCCGCACATGGTGGAAACCAACCGTCGGCGAGCAGGTTGTGCTGCTGAGCCTGGGCGGCAACCTCGAAACCGCCTTTGCGCTGCCCGCTATCTATTCCGACGCCTTCCCGCCGCCGGACTATTCAGAAAACGGAGCCACAACCGTGTTTCAGGACGGCGGCTGGTTTCAGTACGAGCCGGAAACCGGCCAGCTGCTGATAAAGAACATCAAAAGCGTGCGGATTGAGGCGGCAGACGGGATTCAGCTCATCACTGAGCAGTTTGGCGTGGACGCTGACCAGACCCGGATCAACAGCGAAACCGTGATGAACGGCGCGGTGACGCAGGGCGGCGGCGGTATGAGTTCAAACGGCGTCGTGGTGCATACCCATCAGCACGGCGGCGTGAAGTCCGGCACGGATATGTCAGGAGGCCCGCAGTGATGTATCTCGGCATGAACCGCGACACCGGCGAGGCGCTCACCGACATCGATCACATCCGGCAGAGCGTGCGTGACATTCTGATGACGCCGGAAGGCAGCCGCCTGCAGCGCCGGGATTACGGCTCGCTGCTGTCGGTGCTGATTGACCAGCCACAAAATGACGTGATCCGCCTGCAGGTGATGGCGGCGGTGTATACCGCGCTCAGCCGCTGGGAGCCGCGCATCAGGCTGAACACCGTCAACATTACCAGCGCCTTTGACGGCTCAATGGTGGTTGAACTGACCGGCCAGCGGGATGACGGCTCGCCGGTTGCCATGTCTGTTTCTACGGGGGTGAACAGTGGCAGTAATTGACCTTTCCCAGCTGCCCGCGCCTGAAGTGATTGAGGTGCCGGACTTTGAAACCCTGCTGAACGAGCGCAAAGAGGCGCTGATAGCGCTCTACCCGGCGGAGGAGCAGGCGGCAGTGCGCCGCGTGCTGGCGCTGGAGTCCGATCCGATGGTGAAGACGCTGCAGGAAAACACCTACCGGGAAATCCTGCTGTGCCAGCGCATCAACGAGGCGGCGCAGGCGGTCATGGTGGCGTATGCGCTCGGCAGCGATCTGGACCAGCTGGCCGCAAGCTATAACGTGCAGCGCCTGACCGTGACCCCGGCTGACCCTGACGCGGTGCCGCCGGTCGACGCCGTGATGGAAACCGACGATGCCCTGCGCGTGCGCGTGCCGGAGGCGTTTGAGGGGCTGAGCGTGGCCGGGCCGACGGCGGCCTATGAGTTTCACGCAAAGAGCGCGGATGGTCGCGTGCAGGACGTATCGGCAACCAGCCCGTCACCGGCCAGCGTGCTGATAACCGTCCTGAGCCGCGAAGGCAACGGCGAAGCGCCGGCGGATTTGCTGGCTACAGTGAACACCGCGCTGAACGCCGAAAGCGTGCGGCCCGTAGCGGACCGCGTCACCGTGCAGGGCGCGACTATTCATGACTACAGCGTGAGGGCAAAGCTGCACCTGTTTGATGGCGTGGCGGCCGGTCCCTGCCTTGAGGCGGCAAACGCGCAGCTGGCCGCTTACCTCACCGAGCAGAAAAAGCTGGGCCGCAGCGTGCGCCGCGAGTCCTACGGGGCGGTGCTGCGCGTGCCCGGCGTGGACTGGGTGGAGATGATCGAACCGGCGGCGGACATCATCCTGGACCGCACGGCAGCGGGTAACTGCACCGGCACGGACATTTCAGTGGCGGCTGACGAGGTGCTGACATGAGCAACAGCAGCCTGATGCCGTCCGGCTCGTCCGCGCTGGAGCGACGCCTGGCGGAAGCCTGCAGCAGCATTACCGGCCTGAACGTGCCCCTGCGCGACCTGTGGAACCCGGCAACCTGCCCGGTCAGCTTTCTGCCGTATCTCGCCTGGGCGTTTTCGGTGGACCGATGGGACGAAGGCTGGGCGGAAAGCGTCAAGCGGCAGGTGGTGCTCGATGCGTTCTATATCCATCAGCACAAGGGAACCATCAGCGCTATCCGGCGCGTGGTGGAGCCGTTCGGGTTCCTGATACGCGTTATTGAGTGGTGGAAAACCGGCGAAGCGCCCGGCACGTTTCGTCTGGACATCGGCGTGCAGGACCAGGGCATTACGGAAGAAACCTATCAGGAGCTGGAGCGGCTCATCAGTGACGCCAAGCCGTGCAGCCGTCACCTGCTGGGCATGTCCATCAACCTGCAGGTGAGCGGCGAAACGCGCATAGCCGCCGCGAGCTACGACGGTGACGATCTCTCGATTTACCCGTACACCCCGGAAATTCTTTCCGTCAGCGGCCCGACGTATGCGGGCGCGGCGGTTCACGTTATCGACCTGATGGAAGTCGGACAATGACACAAAAATTTTACGCAATCGTGACCAACCTCGGCGCGGCCAAAATTGCCAACGCCGCCGCGCTCGGCACAAAACTGAATATCACGCAGATGGCCGTGGGCGACGGCGGCGGCACGCTGCCCACGCCGAACGCCAGCCAGACAAAGCTGGTAAACGAGGTGCGCCGGGCGGCCATCAATACGCTGAGTATCGATGCCACCAACGCCAGCCAGGTGATTGCCGAGCAGGTGATCCCCGAAACGGAAGGCGGATTCTGGATCCGGGAAATGGGCCTGTTTGATGCGGAGGGGACGCTGATTGCGGTCTGTAACACGCCGGAAACCTACAAGCCCGCCCTGCAGGAAGGCAGCGGCCGCACGCAGACCGTGCGGATGCTCATCATCGTTAACAGCACGGACGCTATCACCCTGAAGATTGATCCGGCCGTGGTGCTGGCAACGCGGCAGTATGTTGACAGCAAGGTGAGCCAGGCCGTGATCGAGGTCAGGCAGTACGCGGACGACCTGATGGCAAAGCATATTGCAGCGGCGGATCCGCACAAGCAGTATGCGCCCAAAGACAGCCCGCTGCTTACCGGCACGCCCAAAGCCCCGACGCCAGCGACGGGCAACAACTCAACGCTGCTTGCCACGACCGCCTTTGTGCAGGCGGCCATCGCGCAGCTGGTCGCGTCCTCCCCGGAGGCGCTGGACACGCTGAACGAGCTGGCCGCCGCGCTGGGCAACGACCCGAACTTTGCTACCACAATGACGAATCAGCTGGCCGCACGCGCGCTGCTTGCGGGCAACGTCAATCAGCAGTTTTCCGTCAAAGACGCCACGCTTGACGGCCATGCTGTCAATCGCGGGCAGATGAACACCGCGCTGGCACTGCGCGCCCTGCTGGGCGGTTCTGCGACGCAAAAGTTTCTGGTGCTGAGTGCGCCGGCGGATAGCAACGCCGCTGTGCCGGTTTCGCTGCTGAATGACGGGCTGAGTAAAAAGGCGAACCTGAACGGCAATGACCAGACGGATTTTTACGTTCGCAATAACGGTGAAACCAACGCCGCTGTCAGCAATGCGCGCCTGAACTTCGTGCTGGGAAACTATGCCTACAAAGGCGGGGATGCAAATCAGGGCTTTGCCGTGGCGGGCGGTACAGGTGCTAACAGCGCCGTCGCCTACGGGCAGTTTCAGGCGGGCACTAACGGCAACGGTGCCTGGATTAAGCTGCCGAACGGCGCGCAGTGGTGCCGTCAGAACCTGAGTATTCCGGCAAAAACCAACGTCATCTGGACATACCCGGCAGGCTTTACGGCCCCGCCGGCCATATTCATAACCGGCATCAACGGCGATCCGGCGGTATGGTCAACCGGCGTCGGCGCGGGCAATGCCGGTATCTATAACAACAACGATGCGGCCCTTAACGTTAACCTTCTGGCAATCTGGTGATGAGCATGAGCGAACAGGAAAATTTAGCAGCTGAGCAGAGCGAGGCGGATCAGATTCTGCCGTTTGAGAAGCGTTACTTTGTGTCGGTGAATGCCGATCACTACATCGACGGGATGATGATTGCCTTCAGCCAGGCGGACGCAGAGAACTATTCCGCCATGGAGCTGGCCGAGCTGACCCAGGCGCAGTTTGAATCGGTCGGTCAGGACTGCCAGCTTATCGGCGGCGAGGTAGTAAAAGGGCCGCCTATGGTGCCTGAACTCAGCACGCAGGCGAAGCAGGCCATCCTTGCCGCCCGTCTGCGCGAGGCAACGCAAAAAGTGCAGATGCTGCAGGATGCGGTTGATCTGGATATGGCAACGGATGAGGAAAAGGCGCAGCTGACGGCGTGGAAGAAATACCGCGTCCTGCTGAGCCGTGCGGATGCAGAAGCGCAGTCGCCGGAAGAGTGGCCGCAGCCCCCGGCCTGACAGGATGAGCGCCCGCCGGGGCGCTTTTTTTATCGCTGTTCCTTGTGTGATTTTCCACACAATGCCCGCAGGGTGCGCCCGCGCCCGCCACCTTTCACCATAGCGGAACCCCTTTACAGGAGAACCGCCACATGGCTCAGGATTATCACCACGGCGTGCGCGTTGAGGAAATCAACGAGGGCACCCGAACTATCACCACCGTCAGCACGGCAATCGTCGGTCTGGTCTGCACTGGCGACGACGCCGACGCGGCAACCTTTCCGCTCAACCGCCCGGTGCTGCTGACCGACGTGCTCACCGCCAGCGGCAAGGCGGGCGAGTCCGGCACGCTGGCCCGCTCGCTGGACGCCATCGCCGACCAGTCCAAGCCCATCACTGTCGTTGTGCGCGTGCCGCAGGGCGAAACCGAGGCCGAAACCACCGCTAACATCATCGGCGGCGTGACCGACGGCCAGCGCACCGGCATGAAGGCGCTGCTGGCCGCGCAGGGCGTCTGTGGCGTCAAGCCGCGCATTCTCGGCGTGCCGGGACATGACACGCAGGCCGTTGCCACCGAGCTGCTGAGCGTGGCGCAGAGCCTGCGCGGCTTTGCCTACCTGTCGGCCTACGGCTGCAAAAGCGCAGAGGAGGCCATCGCCTACCGCGCCAACTTCAGCCAGCGCGAAGGGATGCTTATCTGGCCTGACTTCATCAACTTTGACACCGTGCTGAAAGCGGACGCGACGGCCTACGCCACCGCCCGCGCGCTCGGCCTGCGCGCCAAAATCGACGAGCAAACCGGCTGGCACAAGTCCCTGTCAAACGTCGGGGTGAACGGCGTCACCGGCATTTCCAAAGACGTATTCTGGGACCTGCAGGATCCGGCGACGGACGCGGGCCTGCTGAACCAGAACGACGTTACCACGCTGATCCGCAAAGACGGTTTCCGCTTCTGGGGTTCCCGCTGCCTGAGCGACGACGCGCTGTTTCCGTTTGAGTGTTACACCCGCACCGCGCAGGTGCTGATGGACACCATGGCAGAGGCGCAGATGTGGTCCGTTGACGGCCCGCTGAACCCGTCGCTGGCGCGCGACATCATCGAGAGCATCCGCGCGAAGCTGCGCAGCCTGGTGAATCAGGGCTACCTCATCGGGGCGGACTGCTGGCTGGATGAAAGCGTGAACGACAAGGACACGCTTAAAGCGGGCAAGCTGACCATCGACTACGACTACACGCCGGTGCCGCCGCTTGAAAACCTGCTGCTGCGCCAGCGCATCACTGACCAGTACCTGGTCGATTTCAGCAGCCGCGTGAGCGCATAAGGAGACTGAAACATGGCATTACCCCGCAAGCTCAAGCACCTGAACGTGTTTAACGCAGGCAACAACTGGCAGGGGCTGGTTGAGTCCATCACCCTGCCGAAAGTCACCCGCAAGTTTGAGAAGTACCGCGGCGGCGGCATGGCCGGTGCGGTAGACATCGACATGGGCCTGGACGACGGCGCGCTGGATACGGAGTTCACTGTAGGCGGCACCGAGGCGCTGCTGTTCAAGCAGCTGGGCACCGCCACCGTGGACGGCGTGCAGCTGCGCTTTACCGGCTCGATTCAGCGCGACGACACCGGCGAAGTGCAGGCGGTCGAGCTGGTCACGCGCGGCCGCTACAAAGAGCTGGATTCCGGCGAGTGGAAGACCGGCGATTCAAGCACCACCAAGGTGTCCGCGACCAACAGCTACGCCAGGCTGACCATTAACAGCGAAGTGGTTTACGAGATTGACCTCGTGAACATGATCCACATCGTGGACGGCACCGACCTGATGGAAGCGCACCGTAACGCGCTCGGCCTCTGATAAACCCGGCAGGGGCAGCCCTGCCGCTCTGAAACGTATAAACGGAAAATAACCATGACCGACAAAATTACCGAAAAAGCTGTTGAGCTGGACACCCCCATTCAGCGCGGCAAAACCGAAGTTACCAGCGTGACCGTGCGCAAGCCGCAGGCCGGGGCGCTGCGCGGCATCCGCCTGCAGGCGCTGATGGATATGGACGTGAACGCGATGATGGCCATGCTGCCGCGCGTCACGAACCCGGCGCTGACCGTGCAGGAAATTAACGAAATGGACCCCGCCGATCTGCTGTCCCTGTCGGTCGAGGTGATCACTTTTTTGTTGCCGAAGTCGGCGCTGTCAGCTTTCCCGACAGCCTGACGGTAGAAGATCTGGTAGCGGACATCGCTACCGTTTTTCACTGGCCGCCGCCGGTGATGTACGCGGAGTCTCTGACGGACGTGCTGGAGTGGCGGCATAAAGCGATGCAGCGTAGCGGAGCCGGTGACGATGAGTGACACAAACCTGCGGCTGCAGGTGGTATTAAGCGCGGTTGATAAAATCACGCGCCCCTTTCGCAGCGCGCGCGACGGCTCTAAGGAGCTGTCGGCCGCGCTGAAGGCCAGCAAAGATGGCCTGAAATCCCTTAACGAGCAGGCGGGCCGCATTGACGGATTCCGCAAAACCCGCTCACAGCTTGCCGTTACCGCCAACAACCTGAAGGCCGCCCGCGAGGAAGCGGCGCGCCTTGCCGTGCAGTTTACCGAAACGAACAGGCCCACGGCGCAGCAGGCCAGGCTGCTTGAGCAGGCAAAGAACCGCGCCAGCCAGCTGCAGCAGACCTACAACGGCCTGCGCCTGTCGGTGCAGCGCCAGCGTGAGGCGCTGAACGCGGCGGGTATTGACACAAAGCAGCTGAGCGAGGCGCAGCGCCGGCTAAAAACGGACGCGCAGGCGGCAACCGGCGCAATTGAGCGCCAGCAGGCTGAGCTGCGCAAGCTCGGCGAGCGCCAGCAGAAGATTCGCGACATCCAGGCACGGCATGAAAAGCTGACCGAGACGCGCAACAAGCTGGCCGGTAACGGCGCGGGCATGGTGGCAACCGGCGTTGCTACCGGTGCGACCCTGATGGCCCCGGTGCGCGCCTATGCGGATTCGGAGAACGCCGCGACGCAGCTGGCCGCCTCCATGATGGGGCCGGGCGCTAAGGTGCTGCCAGAGTATGAAAAAATCAACAGGCTGGCGGTGAGCCTGGGCGACAAGCTGCCCGGCACCACGGCGGACTTTCAGAACATGATGACCATGCTTCGCCGCCAGGGCATGAGCGCGCAGGCGATCCTGGGCGGGCTGGGTGAGGCGACGGCCTACCTCGGCGTACAGCTGCAGATGGCCCCGACCGACGCGGCGGAGTTTGCGGCGAAGCTGCAGGACGCCACGCAGACCAGCGAAAAGGACATGATGGCGCTCACCGACATCATTCAGAAGGGATTTTATGCGGGCGTAGATTCGGGAAACATGCTGCAGGGCTTTTCCAAAATCGGCAGCGCCATGGACATCATTCACCAGAAAGGGATCACTGCTGCGAGAACCTTCGCGCCACTGCTGGTCATGGCTGATCAGGCCAGCATGCCCGGCGAGTCGGCGGGCAACGCCTACCGCAAGATTTTCCAGGCAACGCTGAATAATAAAAAAATCAGTGACGCGAACGATGAACTGGCTGGCACGGGAATAAAGCTGAATTTTCAGAACAAAAAGGGACAGTTTGCCGGACTGGAAAATCTGTATGCGCAGCTGGCGAAGCTGAAGAAAATCACCAGCGACAGCAAGCGGCAGTCCGTTTTAAATACGCTGTTTGGTGATGATGCTGAAACCCTGCAGGCGCTGAACATCATGATCAGCAAGGGGATCGAGGGCTATCGGGAAACTGCTGCGAAGCTCGACAACCAGGCGACCCTGCGCGAGCGCGTAGACGCCTCGTTAAAGACGCTGTCAAACCGCTGGGATGCGGCGAGCGGCTCGTTTACTAATGCAATGGCTGCAATTGGTGAGACGGTCGCGCCAGTGCTTAAACAGCTGGCCGACTGGCTGGGCAATCTCGCCAGCGCGCTCGGCAGCTTTGTGAAACAACACCCACAACTGACGGCTGCCTTGTTCAAGATGGCGGCTGGTTTTGCCATAGCGACAGTAGCTATAGGGAGCATATTGCTAGCGCTGGCGGCCATCTTAGGACCAATGCTGGTAATGCGTATGGTTATGAACAGAGTTGGTCTTCAGGCATTTACTTCATTTGGGCTTATGCGCAAAGCAATTGGCGTAGTCGGTAACAGCGTGTTGTGGCTGGGGCGGCTGATGATGGCGAACCCCATTCTGGCCGTGGTCGGGCTGATTGCTATGGCGGCCATATATATCTGGCAGAACTGGGACACGCTGGGGCCGAAATTTGCCGCGCTGTGGGACGGCATCAGCACCAAAGTCAGCAATGTATGGACGGCCATCCGCACCTACATCAGTACCAAATGGGAGGAAATCGTGGCCGACGTGAAGGCGCTGCCCGCGCGCTTTCAGGAAGCTGGCTCGCAGATGATTGATGGCCTGCTGGCAGGCATCAGCCAGAAATGGGATGCGATCAAAAGCAAGCTGTCCTCACTGACTGATTACCTGCCGGACTTTCTAAAGCCCGGCAACGACAAGCCAGGCGCGCCAGCGCAGGCAGCACGACCACGTCCGGCGCAGGTAACGGCAGACGGGAAAGTGGCGCTGCCGCCGGGCGGCTTTCCGGCTTTTCCGAGAATGTACGACACCGGCGGGCATATTCCGTCCGGGCAGTTCGGCATTGTCGGGGAAAACGGGCCTGAAATTGTGAGCGGCCCGGCAAACATAACCAGCCGCCGCCGTACTGCCGCGCTGGCCGCCTCTGCCGCGCTGGCGATGGGTATGGCCGCCACGCCAGCGGCTGCGCGTCCACTACATCCGATGAGCCAGCCCGCGCAGACATACCGGCAGGAAGCGGCACGACCGCAACCGGCGGCCAGTATGTCGCCCGTGACCGTTAATGCCTCTATCACGATCATGCAGCAGCAAGGGCAGAGCGCGCAGGACGTAGCGGACGAGGTTATGCGCAGACTTGAGGCAAAAGAGCGACAGGCGAAGGCCCGCGCCCGCAGCAGCTACCACGACAGAGAAGGAATCGAATAATGATGATGACGCTGGGGATGTTCGTTTTCATGCTGCAGACGGTCCCTTATCAGGAGTTGCAGATCCAGCGCAGCTGGCGGTTTCCGTCAAACAGCCGCGTAGGCGTGCGCTCGTCCCTCCAGTTTTTGGGGCCGGATAATGAAACGCTGACGCTTTCGGGCGTTCTGCTGCCGGAGATTACCGGCGGCAGGCTGTCACTGCTGGCACTGGAACAGATAGCAGAGCTGGGGCGCGCGTGGCCGCTGATAGAGGGAAGCGGCACTATTTACGGCATGTTTGTGATCGAGAGCCTGAGCCAGACCAAAGCAGAGTTTTTCAGCAGTGGCGTCTGCCGGCGCATTGAGTTCACGCTCACCCTGAAGCGCACCGACGAAACGCTGGGTGAAATGTTTGGCAGTCTGAGCGATCAGCTATCAGCCATGAAGGGCGCGGCGACGGACGCCGCGGGTAAAGTTACCAGCATGATGGGGGGGCTGCTTTCATGAGCGCCACGAAATGGATAAACGGGCAGGCAAATTCCCCCTCTTTCAGGCTGACGCTTGAGGGCGCGGACATCACGCAGAAGATTGAAAAGCGGCTTATGAGCCTGACGCTCACGGATAACCGGGGGTTTGAGGCTGACCAGCTGGATATCGAGCTGGACGACGCAGACTGCCAGCTGCTGCTTCCTCGCCGGGGCGTCTCTCTGTCGCTGGCGCTCGGCTGGCAGGGTGAGGCGCTTTTTCCGAAAGGCACCTTTATCGTGGATGAAATTGAGCACTCCGGCACGCCTGACCGGCTGACCCTTCGCGCCCGCAGCGCCGACTTCAGGCAGACGCTCAATACTAAGCGTGAAAAATCATGGCACCAGACTACTGTGGGCGACATCGTGAAAGACATCGCAGGCCGCCACAAGCTGAAGATCGCCCTGGGTGATGATGTGGCGAAGATGGCCGTAGATCACCTTGACCAGACCAACGAATCAGACGCCAGCTTTCTGATGCGACTGGCGAAACAGTCAGGCGCGATAGCCTCTATCAAAAACGGCAATCTGCTGTTCATACGTCAGGGGCAGGGAAAAACGGCCAGCGGTAAGGCGCTGCCGGTGATCACCATTCAACGCAAGGACGGCGACAGCCACCGCTTTACCATGGCTGACCGCGACGCCTACACCGGCGTGATTGCCAGCTGGCTGCATACCCGCGAACCGACAAAAAAACCGGTGGCGAAAGTAAAGCGCAGGCGGAAAAAGACGACAAAGAAAAAAGAGCCAGAAGCCAAACAGGGCGATTACCTGATCGGAACGGATGAAAACGTCCTGGTGCTGAGTCGTACCTATGCAAACCGGGCCAATGCAGAGCGCGCAGCCAAAATGCGTTGGGAGCGGCTGCAGCGCGGGGTTGCGTCATTTTCTATACAGCTGGCTCGCGGCCGGGCAGATCTCTACACCGAAATGCCGGTAAAGGTGAGCGGCTTCAAGCAGCAGATAGACGCGGGCGAATGGATTGTAACGACGCTTACGCACAGCCTAAGCGCGGACAGTGGCTATACGACGAGCCTGGATTTAGAAGTGAAAATCGACGATTCAAGCATGCAATAGCAAAATAAATTACCCATATGGATTATTTAAGGTTAACATTCGCAAAAAAACGCTACAGGACGAATCCGAAATGATGAACTGCCCGATGTGCTTACACGCCGCTCATACCCGTAGCAGCGTCCAGCTTTCCGAAAACACAAAGGAAAGATACAACCAGTGCCAAAACATTAACTGCGGCTGCACCTTCAAATCTCTTGAGACGGTGACGGACATCATTATGTGTCCGGGCAGAGTGAACCCCGCCCCGCCCCATCCTTCGCGAGCAACAGCTAAAGCCTCGCAAGGCAACCTCTGGTTATAACCCGCTTCGGCGGGTTTTTTAATGCCTACACCTGACCACAAAATAAATCTGCGTAGTCAATCCGTGGACAAGACCATAAAAAAAGGGGCTGGCATCACGCCAACCCCTTGTTTGCTATTAACTTTTAGATGTCGCGTTAGCGATACCTTAGTTAAGACGCTCTTTGATACGAGCTGACTTACCAGTACGCTCACGCAGGTAGTACAGTTTGGCTTTACGCACAGCACCACGGCGTTTGACAGAAATGCTGTCGATGACCGGAGAGTGAGTCTGGAAGACACGCTCAACGCCTTCGCCGTTAGAAATCTTACGAACAGTGAATGCAGAGTGCAGACCGCGGTTACGAATAGCGATAACCACGCCCTCGAATGCCTGCAGACGTTTTTTAGAACCTTCAACGACCCATACTTTCACTTCCACGGAATCACCCGG